CCCACCCCACAGGTACTTGTAGATGTAGACCCGGTCCCTGGCCCCGTCCCCCAGGATGACCAACACATCCTCCAGCGTGGAGGAGGATATCTGCAAAGCGTTGCCAGAGATGTAGCGGGGGACAGCTGCGGTGATGTCGTCTGCTTCAAACACATCCCCGTCACCACCGAGAGCGTACATCTCCCGGATGCCTGAGAAGTCCCCACGCTTGTAGGGGAAGTAGACACCCCTTGCCGTGCTCACAGGTGCGGTGGTGTCAAGGTTCTCAAACCCCAACACCGCAGCAACAGTGACTGTCCTGGGGGAGAGGACATCCCCTCCACTCAGGACGAACTGATCGTTGTCCGACATCAACACCAGCCGTTCCTGGAAGGGGACTGCATGGTGGATGACTGCGACTGAGGTGTGGGCGATGCCTACATCTATCGGAGCAGTGTCCAACAGATCAATCATCGTCGTGCGCCAGAAGTTGTAGTACTGCCCCTGCTCAGACAGGATCACGTTCTCGTCCGAGACGAGGCCCATCCTGTCCTTGAAGAAGAAGATGTCGTTGATCGTCTTGGACACAGAGACGTTGCCGATGAAGCTGGGGTCTGGGAGTAGGGTGTCGTCTCCCACAGTCCTGTCACCCCAGGTGATGGGGGAGAACTCGAACGTGCCATCTGCCAGCCGCACCAGTTGGTGAGGCATCGTGTCCTGGTCAATCTTGTAGGGGGTGGCGTAGTTGATTGACTCTCGCCAGTACCCTTTCCCGAAGACCACACTGCCCGGAGATGGCTCACCATCAGCCACAAACTCAACGTAGTAGTCGTCCGCTGTGCTGTCTCCACCACCCACAACTCGAACCCTGAATCCGTGGGTGCAGATCGTGGGTAGGTATCCCTCCACCTGGGGCACCTCGTTGTGTACCGCTGCAAGGACTGAGTCACCAACAGAGTCAGTGGTCTCAAAGCGTGTGAACGCTGAGGTGTGGCTGATCTTGATGACGGAGCCTTGAGCAATAGCCGCCCAGGCAGGGGACAGTGCGTTGATCTTGGTGACCAGGTCAGCAGCGATGTCGTCTGTCTTGATCGACTGGAGTTCCCCGGCAACAGTGGTGTTCACCCCGTCGAACGTCTGGGTGTTGACCGACAGAAGGGTTGATGAAGCATCCTTCAGACTCACCGTGTAGGTGGTCTTGTAGTTCCCCTGTCGGACAAAGACAAACCCCTCACCTACAGCCGCAGCAGCAGCAGTGGTGTCGGCTGTCATCACCGGGTTCTTGGTCCGGTTCAGGATGAAGGTGTAGTCGTTGTTCGTCACAACGTGGAAGTCACGGGCAGCCGCACTAATCCCTGACAGGTAGCCATACCCACCAGTGGTGTCGGTCACCGTGACTTCAGTCCCATCTACGTCGTAAGCCTCAATCCCAGAGGCCGTGATGATCAACACGTACCTCTCGTTGGTGTCCCTGTTGATCGTGTGGAGTAGAGCGTCTGCCTGTGTCCCGGCCTTTAGTTTCGCAATGTGCTCTGTTGGATGCCGTTTGAGCAGACCCTCTACATGACTCGAAAAGGCGTTCTCCTGGAGAGAACACTTACCTGGTTTGATGAAGGAGTCATCTTGCTGCGAGACACCCCCGATCAGACTCGGTGTTGAGTGATCAAGAAGCGGCATACCTCACCTCCCAACTATCCACTCATGGAGTGGCGAACCCCGGTCGATGATCCTGATCGTCTCGGTGTCGTAGACGCTGACATCAGCCGTCTCTGCCTCTTCCTGCTTGAGAGCAATCATCGCTCTCTCCTCGTCCTCCCTGAGAGCACGGGAGAGCGTCGTGGATGTCACACTCCTGTCTGCGTAGATCCGTGCTGCGGAGAGGGAGATGTAGTCCTGGGCAGCGTGGGGGATCTCTTCCCAAGGCAGCAGCTCGATGATCTCCAGTTTCACCGGATCGTCAAACGAGGACACACCGTCCTTCAGGTCAAACAGCCGCTGACCACGGAGTGTGTAGTGGGTGTTGGAACCACCGTCCACACGGATGACAGACTTCGGCAGGATGATCAGGCTGGTGGATGCGTCAGGCGGATACTCCACGGCTTTCCTGGTGTTCCAGTACCAACCCATGCCGCAAACTCTGCGGGTAACCTCGCTCAACGTGGAGCGGGCCATGGACACATCTACACCCGTCTGGGTGTCAAGGCTGTTGATCGGTGTCTCGCCTACAGCGGCGAGGATCGTGTTGACAGCATCCAGTTCAGTCGCTGCGGAAGTGCTCATATGACCTTGCCCTAAAAAACAAAAAGGGGGGCCGCCGGAAGGCGACCCCCACATGAGATTGCAACCCCAAGGAGAAGCAGTTGGTTCGGAGCGGTGATGCGAAGTTACAACCCCAAGAATGACCTAAACCAGAGCCGCACTGAGGATTGCGACCGTGCATTCGGGACGCAGCGGGCCATGGCCTTGAGCGACCTTGGCAACTAACAAAGTTCCCTGATACTCGATCTTGAACTCCTGGTCTACGGAGAGGCCGACAGCACGGACAGAGCCGATGGCTTCCTTCTGCCAGCAGAACGCAACGTGCTTCTCAAACTCACCAGCGGTGTCTGAGTAGTCGTTGTTGGTGACCGTGCTGAACTTGTTGTCCACGTCTTGCCCCCACGCAGTCGTGTACTGCGATCCCCCTGGCAAGTGGTTGCTCTCCACAACCTCCATACCAGCGATGGTGTAGACCTTGCCGACAGCGTAACCACCGTTGGATTTGGGGTTGAAGTCAGCGTTGATCAGGGTCTGAGCATCAGAAGTCGTAAGGATCAGCTTCATCAACGCAGGAGTGAGAGCAACGTACCTGTCCATTGCAGGCACATCCTTCTCGTCCATGGCCTGCTTGGCGGTATAGATCGAATTAACCAGACTGACTGCGTTGGTTTCTGCATCGGCGTCTACGAGCGAATGCCCACCAGGTGACCCGGTGAACAGCGCATCAGCAGCAATCTGCGAGGTCTTCATCAAGACCTGCATCAACTGTTGATCCTGACGGTTAGCCAGGGCATACCCGAGCTGCCTGGCGTACTCGCTACGTAAATCAAAATGATTAAGGATTTCGTCGAGGTTGTCAACGAAGACGTTTGCGGTGAGGAGCTTGTCTATCGCAATCAGACGAGCACCCTGCCGCATGGTGTTGAGGAGTCCAGAATCCGTTAGCAGATTCTCTCCTGGACTGTGGTAAGCCGTGCTGGCCTTACCAACGACGGGGAACTGTGCGGCCTTTAGCCCACCCGCAATCGTGCGGGTACGGTGTCGAGGCCACATCACGTTCATCTCTTCATACGCCGCGAGCACTTCCCCTGCGAACTGGATAAGCCCAAGGTCAGACGTATCACCAGTCGCATTGGTTTGCATCAGGCGCGAAGTAACAGTAGCTGCCATTGCATTTCAACTTTCAAAAAGCGTGTTTGTGTTTGTCTTGTCAGGACGCCGGTCTGAACGCACGCTGCGATATCCTGGTTGTCTGCCGTAGCAGGCCAGTCCAGCGGGATTGCGTATGCCGCGTTGTTAGATTTGGTGGGTGGTCGCCTTGTGACTTCCCAAGAGATCCTTCCCAGAGTTGGTGATCTTCGTCCTCACCATCTGACGGAATGCCGGATCGTTCTGGTAGCGAGGGTTCCGCATGTCGCGCACCATCTCAGCAGGAGAGTGATAAGCACCCTCGCCTGCTGGGCTGCGCCCCTGGATGGTCATGGAAGGAGGCGAGCCGTTCGCTGCCTCAAACTTCGCTTTGAAGCCAACCATCAACTCCGCAGCCTTCGCTGAGTCAAGGGACTGCTGTGCGTTCTCATACGCAGACTTCTCAGCCGCACTAAGGTTCTCGACGAACCAAGGCAGCATCTCCTGGAAACTGTCTTCGCCTCCAGCAGCGGTGTGGACCGCGCTGTCAACTCCGTCCTTCTGTGCTTCCACCCCTGCGATGAAGGTGTCCACCATCCCCCGGCTGTACCCCAACTCCTCCAGCTCTGCGTAGGAGGCGTCAGGCAGCGCACCTTCGTTCTCGGTGTACTGGGTGTAGTACTCACCCATCTTCTGCTCATCCAGCGGAGGAGCCGTCTCACTCGTCTCCACAGACTCAGGGAGTTCCGTCTTGGTGTGTGTCTCCAGACCTTCGGTCGAGACATCCTCACTCCCCTTGCTCTGCACCCTCTCAAGTTCAGAGTACGACTTGGCCATCGCCTCCACGTTCACCTCACCAGCTTCCGTGTCCCAGAACTTCTCAGGGATGTGGTCAGGTCGCTCTGCTTGTTGCGGGCTGTTCGCTGTTGACTCGCCTTCAATCGTGATTGAATCCACTTGCTCTCCTTAGACTGCTTCAGCTTGCGGCGGCTGACCCTGGTCTTGCATCGCCGCCTGGGTGCCCGCTCCGATGAACGGTCCTGCACCCTTCTCCACGACAGCCTGGGCAGCTTGCTGCATCTGTGCCTGCTGCTGCTCCATTGCCATCTGTTCCTGCGTCTTGATCAAGCCTTCTGTCGGCACCCCTGCACCGTCGTAGATGCGCTGCAACAACACCTCTACGTTGAGCATCCCAGCAACTGCCGGGTTCTGAAGGATCTCACCAGCCGTCAGGCTGGCTACCCTCAGTCGCTCCAGTTCCTGACCACGACCAAGAGCATCTACACCCGTGACGATCACGGGCTTGATGGT